AACCTGCTTCATGTCCCTTCCTAAAGCAGTGTACATACGTAAGGCCAATTCGTGGTCAGGGTTTCCGTAATGGAACGTTAAATTATCGTCTCCATTAAACACACCACTCCAATTGTCGTCAAACAGTGTGTACTGGTAGCAAAAGCAAAATTCAAGAACGGCAATAAAGGTGTTCCCGAACCCTGTTTGCAATGCCCCTGTTTCCCTACCAGATTCCTTAATCAATTCCAGACACCTATCAGCAGTATAACATCTACGTCTGAAGGCGCTAGTGATGATATGTTGGTAAGCATCAGGCAATCCTCGGATCAATCTTTCAATCCAATAAAGCTCAACCAACATTTGATGTGTCAAGACGGACCCATCAAAATTTGAAGCATCCATTTCCACCGCTGATCCACATGAACGAAATTCATCCGCAACCCATTCACCAACTGTGTCTGGATCAGCCCCAGACGTGTAAAAACAATTGGTTTCTTTCCCCAACATTTTCTTAAAATATTCATTGATTTGGTCAAAATAAAAACTAAAATTGGCCGTGTACCAATAACTATAACTGAAAATCATACGCGGTTTAAAATTGTCAGGATTTTTCCCAATATAAGCCTCTCCCTTGCAAAACATTTCACAATCTAAATCTTTTGGTTCAGGTTCAAGACCTATAAAAGGAATGTATTTCATGGCTTTCTTAGGACCATATTTGCCTATTAAAAACGTTTCAAGTTGTGCATCAGTTGCTTGTTTCAACTCAAGAATCGGTAATGAGTCAATTATTTTTTTAGAATAATCTACAAACCAATTGCAAGTGTTTTCGTCAACTTGTCTTTCAGGTGACATGCGAATCCTAACAGCAGCATTAACACTTTCAGCCCCACTATTAGGAATACATACCTCCGTTTCTAATGTCATCCCGTAAATTTCTATTGGTTCCTGTTCGATTGAATATTCGGGTAAATCCTCCTTAAACTCAATTTTATAGTCCGGTCCACATGGAGGTAATTCTCGATCAACAGGGAATCGGGTTCTTTTACGTCCCAAATAAGCACAAGGTATCAAATTTGGGATAGTGGCTGGCATATAATTGTCGTAAACCAAATTCAATGCCTGAATTTGAAAATTTGGGATACGGGCATGAAACTCTCCATAGAAAATTATCCAAAACAACAATTTAAAATAGGTTATTGGGTTCGCCCAAAACCACCACCACATGTTGTTTTCTCGCCGTTTGAGCATAGTCTTAACTCGCCATGCATCATGTCCTCTCAAAGCACCTAATTGTAGTAAGTGTGCCTCTCCATGAACTTCCCAATGTCTTCGCGTTTGGTTTGAATGTTCCAGAATTAATCCAGCCCACCAAGCTGAATTAATTAGTTCAGTTAATCGATGATCTAACCCAGGTTCATCAACATAGAACCGCCGATAAGCGGCCCTTACACAATTTCTGAACACGTTAACGTCCATCTGATGTTTCCCATTAAACCACCTAAAAATATGGGTGGTCATAATCACCTTCAAACGGGCCTCAACGTCATTCAACATCACACGCATTAGGGTGGCGTCACTCGCCCACCTAGCATTTCCGACATTTGGACTATTGCCAAAAACGCCGTCCGAAGATGTATTGGTCAAAATGCCATGACCATTCCAAATTGGGAATCTTCCAGCCATCTGTCTTTTGACTCCTCCAATTTCAGTAGGTCCACAAATTAAAATTTCAGTGTCGTCAATTTTGAATTGATATTTGCGTGACGTGGTACCCGCAAATAACACCCATGGATTAACCACAAAATTTTCAACCTTAGTCTCAATTTTTGCTTCAATTTTAATTTCCTTCCCGTCAGCTCCATCCAACGGGGTCCCGAACTTGGCTTTCCAAGCAGCCAATTCAGCAACCATATCTTCTTCAGACTTTTCTTCAAAAACATCAACCTCAGCTGTTTGTTTTTCTTCTTCATCCTTAAGACTTTTGGCTACTAGGGCATTTTTCTTATCATTCCTAGTCTGTTTACATTTCGCAAAGGTCTTAATAGTTTTGGATGAGGTTAACGCTTTCTTTTTCCGGGCGTTTTTCTTGCCCGCCATATTGTTCTGACCGTGTACGAGTTTGTTAATGCTGGACTCAATTATAGGTTTTGTTTCTTCTACATCCATTCGAGCACTAACGTCTTTGGTAGCTTCACAACTCAATTCCACAACAGAACAATCTCCACTCTGATACACGATTTCACAATTCAGAATGTAGGGTCCAAAGCGTTGATAACCATTCGTAATAAATGGTTGGTTGGCACAACTAAAACTCACCCCATTGTGTAGGGTTACAAACAAACCACCTGTTAAATCTCTCTCACATAAGACGTGTGGAGAAGAGAGATTAACTCTAATCATGTAAACGCTATTAGATGTAGTTTGGTTAATGAGCTCGACCAACTGAGCTCCGCCAATACGGTATCCAGTGTGGGGGAAAATTACTACCCTTGGTTGGTTGTCAAAATGATGTTGTACGCACTTGTTAAGCCTCATTTCACAAACTCCCGAATTAATATCCCCATTGCAAGTATGAAAATCATTTTTATACTCAATTACCGGACACTCACCAAATACTAGAATTCCCTCATTACCTGAACTACCTAAAATTTCGTTCAAATAAGTAAAACAATTCATAGTATCTTGTTCAAATTCTCCTTCATGGACAATTTGTTTGACTTCAGCAATGTCAACTTGCTGCCTTACGACGTCAGCATACGACGTCTGTCGCGATAGTCCAAGTCTTCCATCAAAACTTTCTTCGGGCATCGGACTTCTGCTTAATTGGGACCGTAGTCCTGATTCCCCAACAGAATGAGGGACATCGTTGCCCATACGAACCTGGGCGTTGGTTGGACCAGAGTGACTCTTTCGCATATTGTTAATTTCACTCATTTTTGCTCCTGCAAGGGGCGTACCGCCACTCACACCATTTCAAAACGGTGGCAACGGATATGTTAAACATCTGGCTTTATTATGACAACACACCTTAATAGGTCCGAAGACGAATAGCGTGAATTGAACGTTATATATGCTCTTGTTTCCCCAACGATTTCCAACGCACTCTAGAAGGTCCAGCTAGAGATTTACTGAGAAAGGATAAGCTCAGTAATTTGGTGGCGAACAAAGGAAGGCCGTCTACCTCCAACATTGCATAAAAAGTGGAACTTTCACCCATATTCCCATCACACAGTGTAAATAATCGGCGTGTACAATAGAACATGCACAAACAAATTACCGTCCCATGTAACTTTCACTTGGGGATAGTTGTCAATTTTATTTCAAACATTAACTACATATCAAGTTTTCAAAGGTGCAAAATTTAAAATCTAAAAACCTAAGCATTCCGCAGAATGGAAAAAT